GGACATCTGATCATGGCTTTTTATCGCGGGCAACAGGGCACTGTCTTCTTTGACAAAGCTGGCAGCGGCGGCCTGTCCGAGATCGCTGCAGTGCGGTCCTGGAGCATGACCGTTGAGAAGGAGTCGCTGGACGTAACCTCCCAGGGCGCCACTTACCGCGCCAATGTGGGCGGTCTGATCAGCGGCTCGGGCACCATTGAGGTGATGTATGACGCCCCTGGTTCTGGCGACAAGCTGGACCTAATCAAGGATGTCAACCAAGCCACCGACGAGGCCGATGCAGCCGTTGAGCTGTACTTGGATGAGACCGGCGGCAAGAAGATCACTGGCACCATCGTGGTGACAAGTTCCGAATACTCCGCTACGGTTGGCGAGCTTGAGATCGTTACGATCAACTTCGTCTCTAGCGGAACCCTTACTCTCAGCATCTGATGCCCGCCACACAGCGTCCGGTTGATTTGCTCGCCGGTGCATTTGACCTCAACCAGCGCCGTAAGTTCAGCATCAAGAATGATGCTGGCGATACGGTGCTGGATCTTTATTTTAAGCCGATTACCCGCGCAGACCGCAAGCGTGCCACCACGCTGTCCGGGTCTGATGAGGCACTGGAGATCAGCACCTACATGCTGTGCCAGATTGCTGAGCTGGAGGACGGCAGCAAGGCGTTCGCACCGGCTGATGCAGTCAAGCTGCAACGTGAGCTGCCTGAACGGGTGCTGAACGAGCTGGAGCTGTTCCTGTTTGGCCTTGGCGATGGTGCTGGCATTGAGGAAGCAAAAAAAGGCTAGGCCAGGACAGCCTGCTCTTTTTTGAGTTCTTCCTGGCCACTGAGCTTGGCATGACGGTCAGCCGGTTACGGACTGAGCTGACCGATGCCGAGTTCATCCATTTTGCAGCGTTCTACGAGATCAAAGGCGAACGCGAGAAAGAAGCAATGGACAAAGCCCGTCGCCGGTAAACTGGTGCCATGGCAGTTTCCAACGTTGAGCTAAGGGTTGACTCGCGGCAGGCGGTTAATGCGCTGCGTGATGTCAACCGTGCATCGGCTCAAACCGAGTCGGCTATTGGCAAGCTGCAAAGCACGATCGGCAAATTAGCCGGATCATTTGCTGCTATCCAAACCGCAAAGTTTATCTTTGCCAAGACGGCAGAGATTGAAAGCCAGACACGCAGCCTGCAAGTGCTGACCGGCAGCGCTCAGCAGGCCAAGCAGATCATCCAAGAGCTGCAGCAGCTTGGCGCAGTAACGCCATTCACCAGCACTGAGTTAATTGATGCAGCCAAGCGCCTGCAGGCATTCGGTGTTGCTGCTGGTGATGTTGTAGAAACGACCCGCCGACTGGCTGACGCATCTGGCGCCACTGGCGCAGAGCTGCAAGGCTTGGTGACGGCTTACGGTCAGGTGCAGGCTAAGGGTCGGCTGCAAGGCGAGGAGCTGCTGCAGTTCCAAGAGCGTGGCATCGCGCTGCAGCAAGAGCTGCGCAAGATGTATGGAATGACCGGCGATGAGTTCCAAAAGGCACTCAGCAAAGGTCAGATCAGCGCTAAAGCTGTTGAGGTAGCGCTGCAGCGGCTCACCAGCGCCGGCGGTAAGTACGCCAATGGTGCCATTGCGCAGAGCGATACTCTGAGTGGTCGGCTATCTACGCTGCAGGATGGCATTGAAGGGCTGGCTCGCGGTATTGGAACTGCGCTATCGCCGGCAATTAAGGCAGTGCTCAATGAGGCAATTTTTGCCATCAATACAATCAATCAACTTATAGCAACAGGCGCCAGAGCCCGAGGCTTTGGTCTTGGCCAAGGGCAGCGCAAAGATATTTTGAATCAAGCGCAACGAGAAGCTGAGAAGATTGTCAATCTGCGTCGCGTACGCAATCCGTTTGAGCGCAATCGTCAATTCCAAGAAGTTGCCGCTCAGCGTGAGCGTGACTTGATTGAGGCTTATGGCATTCGCACTGGACAAGTTAAGGTTGCAGCTCAAGCGCCCAGAATGCCTGCAGGTGTGCCGCCATTGGCTGCTGCGACCGGAGGGGGCGGCGGAGGGGGCGGCGGCAAGTCCGCTGCTGAGCAAGTCAAGGTAATCAAGGACATCACAGCGCAAGAGTTGGAACTGCGGTTACGGCTTGGCATTGCGCAGCAAACACAAAATAAGCAGCAGGAGGCTTATTACACTAAGCAGCTTGCGTTGCTTGAGATTTCAAAGCAAGAGATCGGACCCAATGAACGCAGGGCTCAGATCATGGCGGCTGTTGTGGAATATGCCACAACGCTGAAAGAAATTAACGAGGCAGAGGCCAAAGTCACGCTGCCGACGATCGTCGAGCGTATTGCCGACATGGCGGCAGGCTACGGCAAAGCGCTTGATTTCACTGTTCAGTTAACAGAACAACAGAAGCAGCAAAAAGCAGTGGCAGATGGCCTTGCTGGCACGATTGGTGAAGGGCTGACATCTTCTTTCAACGCTTTAATTCAAGGGAGTGAGGACTTTGGCACCAGCCTGCGGCGTATCGCTTCTGGCGTGCTGATCGACATTGCTAATCAACTGCTGCGGGTGTTCGTTATCCAAAAGGCGATCAACGCCCTTAGCGGTTTGTTTGGCGGTGTGACTGGCGGCGGCGGTGGTTTTGCGCCTGGTGTTGGATTTAATCCCAATGTGTTCTCCATGCCATCACTGCTGGGACGCGCCAAGGGTGGCAGCGTCATGGCAGGCCAACCTTATCTGGTAGGCGAGCGCGGTCCTGAGCTGTTCATGCCAGGACGTAGCGGCGGCATTGCACCGACCGGCAGCTTTGGCGGCGCCGTTAGCGTGGTGGTCAATGTGGATGCAGGCGGCACTAGCGTGGAAGGCAACGAGCCGAATGCCAATCAGCTTGGCAGGATCGTCGGTGCTGCAGTGCAGGCTGAGATCGTCAAGATGCAACGTCCCGGCGGCCTGCTCGCCAATACCCGCTAATGGCTACCTTTCCCGCGATCACCCCAACCTATGGCGCTGAGAAGCGCAGCGCGCCTAAGCGGCGTGTGGTGCAGTTTGGCGACGGCTACGAGCAGCGGCTGACCTATGGCCTCAATCAGAACCCCAAGGAGTGGTCTCTGACCTGGAACAACATCACCGAGGCCAATGCGGACACGATTGAAGCCTTCCTTGATGCTCGCGCTGCTGACGCGGCTGCATTTGACTGGACACCACCAGATGAGTCAACCGCCTACAAGTGGGTATGCGACAGCTGGAGCAAGTCCATCCCGTACACCGGCAGGGCAATAATTAACGCCACCTTCCGCCAAGTGTTTGAGCCCTAATGGCCTACACAGCCTGGCAAGCCAGCACGAGCTATGCGGTCGGCGCCATTGTCCGCGCCACGACCACGCAGGCCAGCGGGCTGGTGTTCCGCTGCACGGTCGCCGGCACCAGCGCTAGCACGCAGCCAGCATGGCCGACGGACATCGGCAGCACGATCGCAGACGGCGGCGTCACATGGGCAGCGATCAGCAGCGTCTACGAAGAGCTGGCGGTTCTGGGTCCGAACGCGATTATCGAGCTGTTTGAGCTGCAGCTTGACACCACACTGCACGGCGCCAGCACGACCTACTACTGGCACAACGGCGTGAACGCAGCCGTCACCGGCAACATCGTCTTTGCCAGCAACACCTACGTCAGGCTTCCGGTTGAGGCGACGGGTTTTGACTACACCAGCTCTGGCAGCCTGCCGCGTCCGACGCTGCGGATCAGCAACCTGTTCAGCGACATGACAACGCTGCTGCTGCTGGTCAACGCAACCACGCCTGGCAACGACCTGGGCGGCGCCACTGTGCGGCGGATCCGCACGTTGAAGAAGTTTCTCGACGGCGAGGCGGCGGCCGACCCTAATGCCCGCTTCCCGACGGAAATCTGGTACGTCGATCGCAAGTCGAACGAGAACCGCGATCTGGTCGAGTTCGAGCTGGCCAGCAAGTTTGATCTAGCCGGCGTCATGCTGCCCCAGCGGCAGATCATCGCCAACGTGTGCCAGTGGAAGTATCGCAGCGCTGAGTGCGGATACACCGGCAGCAGCTACTGGAATGTCAATGATCAGCCCGTTGGCACGCTGGCGGCTGACGTGTGCGGCAAGCGGGTGGAGAGCTGCAAGCTGCGGTTTGGGGCTACGTCTACATTGCCATTCGGAAGTTTCCCAGGGGCGGGTCTGACCCAGTGATGAAGCTGACCGACACGCTCAAGGCTGACATTCTGGCGCACGCGCAGGCCGAGGATCCCCGCGAATGCTGCGGCCTGATCCATGTGGTCAAAGGCCGGCGCCGCTATTACCAGTGCCGCAACATCGCCGCCACACCGGACGAGCATTTCATCCTTGACCCGGCGGATTACGCAGCCGCCGAGGATCTGGGCGAGATCGTGGCCGTGGTGCATAGCCACCCGGTGACGCAGCCAGTCCCATCAGCAGCGGATCAGATCGGCTGCAACAACAGCGGTCTGCCGTGGGTGATCGTCAACCCCAAGACCGAAGCATGGGGCGGCTGCGAGCCTGCGGCGTTTGAGCTGCCCTATGTCGGCCGCGAGTTTGTGTTCGGCGTGGTCGATTGCTACTCACTGGTGCGGGACTGGTACAGCCGCGAGTGGGGCTTGACGCTGGCGGACTTTGACCGGCGTGATCGGTTCTGGGAGCGAGGCGAGAATCTATACCTCGATAGCTACCGATCCCAGGGCTTCCGGCAGGTGCCGTTCGAGGAGTTGCAGTACGGTGACGCGATCCTGATGCAACTGTTCTCAGGGCTACCCAATCACGCGGCGATCTACTTGGGTGATCAGCAAATCTTGCATCATGTTCAGGGGCGACTGAGTAGCCGCGACGTTTATGGCGGTTACTATGTCAAGAGCACTGCCATGGTCCTGCGGCATGAAAGTCGTTAAGGTCTACGGCGCACTCCGTAAGCGACTCGGCCAGTGCCGGTTCGAGTTTGAAGTGGACACACCCGCGCAGGCGATCAAGGCGCTGTGCGTTAATTTTCCCGGCCTGGACAAGTGGCTCATCGACTCTGAGCAGACCGGGATGGGTTTCCGCGTCACGGTCGGCAAGGAGCGCATCACACAAGAGGATGCCAGCGTGGCCGTGCTGCCATGGTCTGAGCGGGAT